GCTCGAAGAGCTCACCGCTCGCCGGCGCGGCGCGACCCTGCTCTACCCCGCGAGCTTCGAGCGTCACGTCGCGAAGCTCGCCGGCGTCAAGCCGACGAAGGTCGGCTCGGCCGAACAGCGCGCCGGCTACGGCCCGACCCTCTCGGCGATCATCGACGGCCGCCTCCGTCACGACGGCGACGACGAGCTCACGCGCCAGATCCTCACCGCGACCCCCGTCACCGTCCCCGACGTCGGGACGACCCTCAGCGCGCGGCGATCGCCGGGGCCGATCTTCCTCGCGCGCGCGGCCGTCTGGGCGATCGGCGCCGAGCTCCGGCCCGAGGCGCGCTCGAAGCCGCTCATCGTCACGGCCGCGTGAGCTCGACCTCCGTCAACCCCGGCCGGTGGCTCCAGTTCGAGGCCTCGATCGAGCTCGTCGGCGAGGCGGAACAGTTCGCGATGGATCGCGAGTCGATGACGATCGTCGAGCTCGCCGGCCTGCTCCAGTCCTTCCGCGAGGATCCCTCCGACCCGATCATCGGCCGCGTCCGGATCACGATCGAGCCGGCCCACTAGGCGAAACCGACCAGGGTCGAGCGCGAGCTCTCGCGCGATCATCGGCGAGTGGGAGTCCGCCGGTGGCTGAGGACGACGACCGAGCCCGGTTATGAGGCGGAGCTCGCGCGGCGCCGGCCGCCGGCGCTCCCGGTCGTCCGCTCCGGGACGCCGCTCGAAGTCGCCGAGCTCGCCTGGATCGGCGAGGGCGTCTCGCGTGAGACGGCGCTCTCGATCCCGGCCGTCGACGCCTGCCGCAACCTCATCGTCGGGACGGTCGTCCAGCTTCACCTCTACCGCTTCCGCGGCGACGAGCGGCTCGACGCCGACTACCTCACGACTCGGCCCGATCCCTCGACGACGATCGCCTCGACGATCGCCGGGACGGTCGACGATCTCGTCTTCACCGGCCGCGCCTACTGGCGCGTCCTCGATCGCGACTCCGAGGGCGTCCCTCGGCGCGCGCGCTGGACGCCCGTCCGCGACGTCACGCCGCTCGCCCGGAGCTCCGGCGGCTCCTACTCGACGCTCTCCGGCTACCGGATCGCCGGCGTCCCCGACGAGGTCCCCCCGGCCGACGTCATCCGCTTCGACTCGCCGATTCCCGGCGTCCTCGACGTCGGCGGCCGGACGCTCGCGGCCGCGCTGGAGCTCGAAGAGGCCGCGCGCCGGCTCGCCGCGGTCGAGCTCCCGGCCGGCGTCCTCAAGAACGAGGGGACGGAGGTCTCACCGGAGGAAGGCCGCCAGATCGCGGCCGAGTTCGCCGCTCAGCGTCGCTCGAACGGGATCGCCTTCGTCCAGGGCGTCGCCTACTCGCGCGAGTCGCTCTCACCGGCCGACCTCCAGCTAGTCGAGGCGCGCGCGAACGTCGCGACCGACGTCGCGCGGCTCTTCAACGTCCCGGTCGCGATGATCGGCGCGAGCCCGTCCGGCGGCGCCTCCGCGCTGCTCTACTCGAACCTCAGCCAACAGCTCGCGATCCTCGTCTCGTCGGCCGTCGCGCCGTACCTCCGGACGATCGAGCTCACGCTCTCCGACGTCTACCCCCGCGGCACCGAGATCGCCTTCGACGTCCAGACCTTCCTCCGCTCCGACCCGCAGGCGGCCGCCGACTACGCGATCGCGCTCGTCGGCGCCGAGCTCGTCTCGACCGACGAGGCGCGCTCGATGCTCGGCATCCCCCCGAGCTCGGCGAGCTCGTCGAGCTCCGACCTCACCCCCGGAAAGGTGTGATCCGATGAGCTTCGTCACGTTCGAGATGGAGATCGCCGCCGCCGACGTCCGCGAGCGGACGATCGAGGGCGTCCTCGTCCCCTACGGCGAGGTCGGCCGGATCCAGGGCGTCGACTACCGCTTCGCTCCCGGCTCGGTCGAGCTCGCGCGCTCGCGGACGCCGCTCCTGGTCGACCACGATCGCGGCCGGCCGGTCGGCGTCCTCGCCGAGCTCGTCGACACCGAGCGCGCCGCGCTCGGCCGCTTCCAGGTCGACGCGACCGTCGACGGCGACGTCGCGCTCGTCCAGGCGGCCTCCGGCTCGCGCGGCTCGCTCTCGATCGGCGCCGACATCGTCGAGGCCGACAAGGGCCCCGACGGCGTCGTCGACGTCACGAAGGCGCGCGTCGTCGAGGTCTCGACGCTCGCGATCGGCGCCTTCGCCGGCGCCGGCGTGACGCGCGTCGCCGCCGAACAGGACGAGCCCGAGCCCGAGCCCGAGGCCGAGCCCGAGCCGAACCCCGACCAGACCGAGCTCCCCGTCGAGCCCGAACCCGAGCCGGCCGAGCCGGCGGAACAGGAGGACCAAGTGGAGACCGTCGAAGCCTCAGCCGACCCGACGCCGGTCATCATCGCCGAGCGATCGCCCGACCCCCGCGAGCTCAACGCCGGCGAGCTCGTCTCGCTCATCGTCCGCGCTCAGCACGGCGAGCGCGACGCCGCTCGCTACCTCGAAGCCGCGCTCACCGAGACGCTCTCGACCGACGTCTCCGGCCTGCTCCCGCCGACCTACGAGCGGACGGTCATCGGTGGGAAGGACGTCAACCGCCCGCTCTACGAGACCTTCCGCTCGCGGCCGCTCCCCGGCGTCGGCCTCCTGGTCTCGAAGCCGAAGTGGACGACGCCGCCGAACGGCGCCTGGGCCGCCGACGTCGACGCCGACGCGACCTCGACGAAGGTCGTCGTCGGCTCCCAGACCGCCGACGTCATCCGGTGGGACTGGGCCGGCGCGATCCCCTGGGTCGTCGTCCAGCGGAGCGACCCCTCGATCGTCGACGAGATCTACGCCGAGGCCGTCCAGGACTTCTACCTCGACGTCGAGGCCAAGATCTACGGCGAGCTCGGCGCGGCCGGCGCCGGCGTCGCGACCTCGCTCGGCGCCGCGATCGCCGAGTTCTACGAGGCGACCGGCGACCGGACGGCGCCCGAAGTGATCCTCATGGCGCCGGACGTCTGGGGGAAGTTCGCCGACGCGACCGCGCTCGGCGTCGCCGTCGCCGCCGGCGCCGTGAGCTCCGAGCTCTCGACGTCCTTCGCCGGGATCCCGGCGCGCGTCTCCGGGACGCTCGCCGCCGGCGAGACGATCCTCGCGACCAGGCGCGCCGTCGACGCGCGCGTCACCGAGCCCGTCCGCCTCACCGCGAACGCGATCGGCGCGCTCAACGTCGAGCTCGCGGTCGTCGGCGAGGGTCTCTTCGACACCGACTACCCCGGCGAGCTCCTGCGCTTCGCCGCGATCATCCCGACCGCGGCCGAGGCCGAGACGGGAGCGACTCGCCGCCGGAGCTCGTCGAGCTAGATGAGCGTCCCGGCCGACTGGCTCAACGTCGAGGAGGTCGCCGCCTACCTCGACCTCCCCGGCGACCCGCTCGCCGACGACAACCTCGTCCTCTCGACCGCGGCGATCAAGGCCGCGGTCGAGAGGCGCCGGAGCGACCTCTGGACGGCCGAGGATCCGCCGGCCTTCGTCCCCGGCGACGAAGTCCACGCCGGCGCCGTGATGTGGGCCGCGCTCGTCTACCAGGCGCGCAACGCGCCGAGCGGCTTCGCCGGCTTCGGCGACGAGACGATGATCTTCGACACGCTCGGCGCGCGCCGCGCCGAGGTCCTCCGGATGGTCGGCTGGCGCCGGCCGGTGGCGACGTGAGCTCGACGCCGACTCATCCGGCCGGCCGCGCGATCGAGGCCGTCCTCGACGAGCTCGAAGTCGCCGGGATCGAGGCGAGCCGCGACGCCGGCGCCTTCTACCCTCAGCCGATCGGGACGCTCGTCGGCCTCCCCGAGCTCACGCGCCGGACGCACGGCGCGCGCGTCTTCACGATCCCCGTCCTCGTCGTCTCCGGCGACCCGCTCAACAGCGAGCTCACCGTCGACCGCCTCTACGCGCTCGTCGACGACGTCGCTCGCGTCCTCTCGGCCGAGGCCTATCGCGTGAGCTCCTGGAGGTCGAGCGTCAACGCCGAGCCGCTCCCGGCGATCGAGGTCGTCGCCGTCGTCACCGTCACCGAAACCGAGCCGCTCGCGCTCGTAGAACAGGAGGCCTAAGCCATGCCGCTTACCGACTCACGACTCGGCCCCGGGACGCTCAAGTTCGACCCGACCGGAACGCCGACCCCCGGCCCGGACGTCTCGGCTCAGGCCGGCGCCGTCCGGCTCACCCCGAGCGTCGACACGACCGACGGGACGCCGACCCTGGAGACCCCCGAGCCGGCCCCGCTCTCGACGATCACCTGGGCGCTCAACCTCGACGCGATCCAGGACTTCGACGACCCCGCCGGCCTCGTCAACTACCTCATGGACAACGCGCTCGCCGAGGTCCCCTTCGAGTGGGTCCCGAACACGGAGGTCGGCACGACGCCGACGAGCTTCAACGGGACCGTCCAGATCCTCCCGATCGAGATCGGCGGCGACGTCGGCGTCCAGGTCGTCACCTCGGTCGAGCTCCCGCTCGTCGGCGCTCCGACCCGCACCGACGGGACGCCGCTCGCCGCGAGCTCGTCGAGCTCGAAGTCGAAGGCCGCGGCGTGAGAGTCCGCGGGACGATCACCTACGAGGGAGGCCGGACGGAGACCTTCGAGGCCGGCCCGCCGGCGCTCGCCGAGTGGGAGCTCTACGCCATGCGCCACGGCTTCCCGATCGGCGAGGCGGCGCCGCCCATGCTCTCGATGCTCGTCGTCGCTCACTCGGCCCTGGGGATCGAGGAAGGCTTCGACGTCTGGAGGAAGAGCGTCGCCGACTTCGACGCCGACGTCCTCGAAGTCCCTCCTACCCTCCCGGCAGCTACCGGCGCGCCATGATCGAGCTCGCCGTCGCGCTCCAGTGGCCGCCGGCCTCCGTCTCCGAGCTCGACGAGATCGAGCTCGCGACCCTGCTCGACGTCCTGGAGGCGCGCCGTAGCTAGAGCGGCCCCGACCTCCGGCGCGAGCCTCGCGATCGACGTCGACGGCCTCGTCGAGACGATGCGCGCCGTCCAGAAGCTCGGCCGCGACTTCGAGCGGCCGGCCGCCAACGCCGAGCTCCGGCGCGCTGCAGGCCGGTGCGCGAGCTCGCTCTCCCGCGCGCTCGCGGCCGCGGCCGCGAGCTCCGGCGTCCCCGTCGCGCCGAAGGTCGCGCGCTCGATCCGCGTCCGCTCCGACCGGCTCCCGGTCGTCTCGATCACCGGCCCCGGGACGCTCTGGGGCTCCGAGCACGGCCCGAAGAGCTCGCCGAACCGCTTCGCCGTCCCGGCCCGGAGCTCCGGCTACTGGATCGCGCCGACCGTCGACCGCTTCGGCTCCGGCGAGGCCGTCGTCAACTACCGGCGCGCCGTCTACGAGATCCTCCACGCGAGCAAGCTGATCTAGTGGCCGGCCCCGGGAACATCCTCATCAAGATCGGCGCCGACGCCGGTCAGGCCGTCCGCGAGCTCGGCACCGTCAACAAGTCGCTCGGCTCGACGATGACGACCTCGGAGAAGATGAGCGCGGGACTCCGCAAGGCCGCCGTCCCGGCCGCGGCCGCGCTCGGCGCGATCGCGATCGGCGCCAAGAAGGCGATCGGCGCCGCCTCCGACCTCAACGAGCAAGTCAACAAGGCCGGCGCCGTCTTCGGCCCGAGCTCGAAGGAGATCGTCGCCTGGTCGAAGACCCTGACGAAGTCCTTCGGGATCTCTCAGCGCGCCGCGCTGGAGGCCGCCGGGACCTTCGGGAACATGCTCGTCCCGATGGGCCTCAGCCGCAAAGAGGCCGCGAAGATGTCGAAGTCGATGGTCCAACTCGCCGGCGACATGGCGAGCTTCAACAACGCGAGCCCGGAAGAGACGCTCGACGCGCTCCGCTCCGGCCTCGCCGGCGAGACCGAGCCGCTCCGCAAGTTCGGCGTCTTCCTCAGTCAGTCGCGGATCGAGGCTCAGGCGCTCTCGTCCGGTCTCGTCAAGGCCAACGTCGAGATGGACGAAGTCCACAAGCGGCAAGCGAACATCGCCAAGAGCCGGCTCGCCGTCGCCGAGGCGACGAAGAAATACGGCAAGGCCTCGATCGAGACCCAGTCGGCGACCGCGAAGCTCGAATACGAGGAGAAGAAGCTCCACGCCGCGCTCGCCGGGAAGGTGCCCGCGCTCACCGCGGCGCAGAAGGCGCAGGCGACCTACCAACTCATCACGAAGGACACGGCCGACGCTCAAGGCGACTTCGCCCGGACGTCCGACTCGGCCGCCAACGCCTCCCGCGTCCAGGCGGCCGAGATGGAGAACCTCACCGCCGAGCTCGGCCAGTCGCTCCTCCCGACCTACCAGGCGCTCCAGCAGATGCTCCTGAAGATCATCGGCTTCACCGCGAAGCACACGACCGCCGTCAAGATCCTCGTCGGCTCCGTCGCCGCGCTCTCGGCCGCGATCCTGATCGCCAACGCCGCGATGAAGGCCTGGACGGCGGCGCAGGCGATCGCGAAGGCCGCGACGGTCGCCTACACCCTCGCCGTCCGCGCGCTCAACTTCGCGCTCGCCGCGAACCCGATCGGCCTCGTCGTCGCCGCGCTCGCCGCGCTCGCCGCCGGCCTCTACCTCGCCTATACGCGCTCCGAGACCTTCCGCCGGATCGTCAACGCCGCGATGGGCTCGGTCGCCGGCGCCGTCCAGGCCGTCGGCCGCGCCTTCAACGCGCTCCGCGAGGCCGCGGCCTGGGCCTTCCACTGGATCATCGACCACTGGAAGGTCGCGCTCTTCGCCTTCGGCCCGATCGGCGCCGCGCTCTACCTCATCGTCACCCGCTTCGACCAGATCCGCTCCGCGGCGAGCTCGGCCTTCAACGCGATCACGGCCGCGATCGACCGCGTCATCGCCGCCGTCCGCGAGCTCATCGGCTGGCTCGGCAAGATCCACGTCCCGAAGATCAAGCTCCCGAAGATCCCCGGGACTCATACGGTCGGCTACTACGCCGTTCCCCCGGCCGGCCGCTCGGCCGCCGGCGCCTACGCCGCAGTGGGCGCCGGCGGCCTCACCGTCAACGTCTACGGCGCGGTCGACCCCGAGGGAACGGCGCGCGCGATCCGCCGGATCCTGGAGCGACACGACCGGCGTCAGGGACGGATCGCGTGAGCCTCTGGCCGGCCGCGATCGAGCTCGACGACGTCGCGATCCCGCTCGGCGAGCTCGTCGCCGACCTCGTCCTCCACCGCGGCCGCGACTCCGTCTCGTCCGAGCCGACGGCCGACACGCTGCAGGTGACGATCCACGACGTCGCGCGCGACTTCGTCCGCGCCTTCGACGTCGGCCAGTCGCTCCGGCTCACCGTCTCCGACGGCGGAGCTCCGGCCGTCCCCCGCTTCGCCGGCCGCGTCACCGACGCGCGCCTCGACGACGACCAGCTCACCGTGATCGGGACGGG